TTGACTCATCGTGAAAGACTACAGGAAAGTTTGTATTTGCATTGTTATCAGTAACTACAATACCTGCAGATGTACCTGAGAAACCAGCGGAAGTAACTGTACCAAGTACAGCGTCAGCATCCTTAAAAGTAACTGTACCACCGTCTGCATTAATTTCAATGTTACCTGCTGCATCTATTATAAAGTCATCAGTAGCTGTAAGTGTATCGGCATCAAGCGTCATCTCATCTACAACTACACCAGCGTTAGCTGTAATTACACCTGTTTGAGTAGTAGTGCCGCTAATTTCTACATTGCCGTTAATATCAATTAATGTTGAACTTAAGTCTATTTCGTCATTAGCAGCAATCATTAAATCGCCATCATTAACAGAACTAATATGAATATCAGAGTCACGAAAAATTAACTTTTTATTTGTACTTATTGTTGAGTCAGCGTTAGATGCAAATCCACCATTAAACACAGTAGCTGCAGTTGTAGTTAAAACGCCTGTAACTAACGCAGTAGTTGCTATGTTTACAGCACCATCAATGTCTACTACGTCTAAGTTTGTAACACCGTCTACATCTATATCACCAGAAATGTCTAATGCTGTACCTATTAATGTTTGTGTTAGTGTTACCTGACCATTAGCAGCAATAGTAATAGCATCTATATCTGATGCAGAACCAATAGTCTTACCGTCACCAATAATAATATCATCAGTAAAGGTAGCAATACCTGTAACAGCAAGTGTAGATGCCATGTCTACTGCACCGTCAATGTCTACTACGTCTAGATTAGTTGTTCCGTCTACGTCAAGATCACCATTAAAGTCTACGTTACCCGCTACTGCAAGAGTGGTAGCCATATCAACAGCACCATCAATGTCTACAACGTCTAGGTTAGTAGTTCCATCAATGTCTACATCTCCACTAATATCTAGTGCTGTACCTATAAGTGTTTGTGTCAATGTTAACTGACCATTAGCAGCAATAGTAATAGCATCTACATCAGATGCAGAACCAATAGTTTTTCCATCGCCAATAATTATATCGTCAGTAAACGTAGCAATGCCAGTTACACCTAGCGTACCTGCTACTGTAGCATTTACGTCTACGTCTAGTGTATCTATGTGTGCAGTACCATCTATAAATAAATCACGCCACTCTTGGCCTGCTGAACCTAAGTCAAACGAACCAGCAACACCATTAGGAATAATACTAGAATTTACATCTGCAGCAAATACAACGTTGTCAGTTGCAGCGTCACCAAGAGTAATTGTACCACCATTAAACGTTGTAGTACCTGTTACTGTAAGATTACCACCTATACCAAGGTTGCCTGATATATCTGCATTACCATCCATATTAATAGTAGTAGAAACAAGATGTATTTCTGTGGCTGCTACAAGATCAATATTTCCAGCACTGGCTGAATGAATATAATTAGAAGTATTGGTAAATTGTATCTTCTCAGTAGTAGCCATAAGAATGTCATCAGAAAACTCAAAGTAGTCTTCATCTTCCATCCACTTTAATGTACCGTCATTACTACCACCATCAAATACAAGAGATATATCTCCTACAGCTGTACCTATAGTAATAGTATCCGCTAGTAACTTACTAATTGGCCCACCTTCTGCAGCAGTACCATCGTGTGTGTGTCCAGTACTAGAAGCAAATGCAGCTAAAAGCTGATCAAACTCATTATTAAACAAGTCTGCTGTAATGACATCGCCATCAGTAAAGTTTGATTGTCTTGTGTATGTAGCACCCATTTAACGTCTTGCTCCTAATTGATATTCTAACTGAAAACCTTTAAGTGAATAAGGGGCTGACTCGCCACCATCATTTATTCTTAGTACAACAGAAAAACCTGAACCCTCTACAGACTGTCTTACAAGAGGTTGTGATGGTCCACCAAAAACAAATCTAACAGCACCATCTGTAGTACTAAATAAAGCACTACCAAACTGTGCGGCAACTTCAGAAGAGTCTAACGTGTAAGGGTTAGGTCTAGTAGAGTCAGAATTTTCATTGTCATACCTTACTAATAATTCAGCGTCAATAGCTGACTCAGGTTTATAATTTATAATAACTCTTTGCATGTGTTTACGTATGCCAGTGTCACCAAAAGCTAAGTCTGAACTTCTGTATTTACCTAATACAGGAGTACCGTCAAATGTGTTACCCTTTTCTTGCCTTTGTATATATCCGTTATTATCTCCATGTAGTACAAGTACGTCACCTGCACTTACAAAAGTATCTGTAGCTGTAGGTTTTATCCCTCGTATCTCAGAAAATTCATAACCTTGTTCTTTCATAACACAAGTAACGCCCCGTGTAATGCCTTCTGCCTGACCATCTTTAGTAAAAAATATTCTGTACTGTGTCTTGTCAGCTATGACTACACTTTCAAATTTTGCTGAGTCTCTAATATTAGCATCAAAGATAGACTGTACGTTTTTACTTATTGTACCAAGTTCTGTGTCACCAATCTTTGCAGTTGCAGCTACTGTTCTTAAACCGTCAGGTCCAAGAAATACCAAGTCACCTGCAAATTCTTGTATGGTATCTCCGTTAAGACAACCAATACTTCTAGTAACTGGTGTCATTGCAAAAGTAGTTGAGCCGACACCTGTAAGTTTAAATATTCTATTCTCACAAAATATAAATAATGCATCACGAAAGACTTTAAGTCCTGTAATAGTATCATCTACTCTAATACTACCTGCAGGTTGTGAAGCACCAGCACTAAATCCATCTTCATTAAAACCTTCACTAAATACAACTTCTTCTGGTGTACTAGATTTACCTGCATAGAACATATGATCTTTAAATGAAGCTACAAATTTAGAACCTGCAACTGAACTTGCAGCTACATCTACTGCATTAAAAGAACTATCAAATACTACTGGAGCATTTACTTCATCTACAAATATAATTTTATCTGTGCCGTTATAGTTAAAACGTTCAAACCTATATTTAGCTGCACTAGTCCTACCCGTATCAATCTCTGTCCAACTAGAAGAAACTACTACATTTCCAAGATGTAAAGCTTCACCAGTACTTGAAGTTCCTCTAGTTACTCCTGTAAATTCATTTGGACTAACTGTACTGTTTACACCTGTGTAAGTAAATATTTCACTTTCAATCTGTATTGTACCGCTAGTAGTAAATCCAAGAATAGAATCTACTTTAATTACACCAGACCCAGCCATAGTTTCACTTGCAGTTATAGCTGTAGCTAATTCCGTAGATGCACCATTATATATCTTTTCACCTCTGCAAGCTATTACTTTATTTGCAAAGTTAGCTACGCCAATAATTCTTTCAGAAGCAGAAGATGTTTGTGGTACAATATGATTAAAATATTTACGATAACCATTCATTCTTCTGTAGCCACCTTCAACGTCAGGCTCAAAGTTTTCTAGTACTAAAGCCTCTCCCGGTTTCATTAAAAAACTAGAACGATTTAGAACTAACCCACCCTCACAATTAAATGCAGCTGGTTGTGTTTGTGAACTATCTGGCATTAAAAGCTGATTCCAATATTATATCTACTAGGTCTGTTTATTACAGTAGACCTAACATACTCATATTTGTTAATAAGTAAACTTTGCATATTTTTAATACCATCTTCAAACCTATCAAAGTTTAACTGGTACTGTTGCATCTCACCACGATACTGATAAACAAAAGCTGTAGCACCATCTACAATAACAGGAAGAAACCTGTCAGATATAGTAGTAGTATCACCATGTGCAGTTAAGTCATCTGGAAATGTAAAGTAGTCAAATGCTAATGTATATTGTTTATCAGGCAATGGATACAGTAAGTAATTGTTATCTAATGTGCGTACTATAAATTGAGGTACACCACCGTTTGTGAAAGAAGCTACCGTTACACCTGACGCATAGGCTGCAGCTGTAGTGCCGTTAGCACCCCTAGTGCATCCAGTAAAACTAGTAGAGGTAGTTCCTGTATAAGTTGCTTGTTCACCAAGAATAAAAAGAGTACCTGTACTATCAAAGCCTGTAGTACTTGCTACAGTAATAGTAGTGGCACTATCTGTTAAAGTACCATCTAATGTAGTTGAGTCTACTTCATCTTCTTGATTGGCAAACTCTTTAGTTATATATTCATTGTAGTCTAACTTTGCAAGGTTTCCACCTGACGTACTAAGATCGGCATCCTTTTTAATTCTAGCAGTATTGTAATCAATATGTTTAGTGCTAGTAGGAACTGTATATCTTGAAGTACCGGGAACTAGTGTTGAACTATTACTTGCATGGTTAAATGGATAACCAAATTCTTTTTGATTAATATGTCTAATTGCTTCATT